GACGCTGCACCTGATGGAAAACACCGAGCGCGGCGACATCCGGGTCCGCAGCTCTCTTTCCGATCTGGTGGATATCCGGCCGAACCGGTACATGACGCGCTCCGCGCTTTTTGAGTGGCTGGTGAAGACCCTGTACCTCGACGGGCGCGGGAACGCGGTCCTTTTCCCCAGGACGGAGCGCGGGCAGCTGCGGGAGCTGATCCCGGTGCCGGCGGCCTATGTGTCCTACGTACCGCGCGGGCTATGGGAGTACAGCATTTTCATCAACGGGCAGGAGTACGACCCGCGGGACCTGCTGCACTTCACGCTGAACCCCGGCAGCTTCTTTCCCTGGCTCGGCGAGGGCTTCCAGCTCTCGCTGCATGACGTGGCCACCAATTTGAAGGAAGCGGCGAAGACCACACGGGGCTTTATGCGGTCAGAGTACAAGCCAAGCCTCGTCGTGAAGGTCGACGCGCTGGAAGGGATGAACACCGCAGACGGTCGACGGCAGATCCTGGACGATTTTGTCCGCAGCTCTGACGCCGGGGAGCCCTGGGTTGTGCCGGCAGAACAGGTCGATGTGAAGGAAGTGCGGCCGCTGACCCTCTCGGATCTCGCGCTGGCCGATTTTGTAAAGCTCGACAAGGCGACGGTCGCCTCCATCCTCGGCGTGCCGCCGTTCGTGCTGGGAGTCGGAGAGTTCAAGAGAGACTGGTGGAATTCCTTTGTGAGCACCGAGATCATGAAGGACGCGCTCGGCATCCAGCAGGTGCTGACGCGCGGCCTCGTCGAAGATCCGCGGCAGTTTTTCCGCTTCAATCCCCGGAGCCTGCTCAACTACTCGATGGAAGAGCTGGTCAAGGCCGGGGCCGAAATGGTGGACCGCATGGCCATGAGGCGGAACGAGTGGCGCGACTGGATGGGCCTTGAGCCGGACGACGAGATGGACGAGCTGCTGGCACTGGAGAACTACATCCCCGCGAATCGGCTCGGGGATCAGAAAAAACTCACGGGAGGTGAGAGCGAATGAAAAAGCTTGATTTGAAGCGCACAGCCTACGCGCTGGCCAGCGTGGACGGGCAGAGCGCGGAGCTGACCATGTACGGCGATATCTACGAGAGCCGCCCCGTGGACTGGTGGACCGGCAAGCCGATCGAGGGCGAGTTCATCCTGCTGGATGACTTTCTGAAAGACCTCAAGGAAATTGAGGGCTGTACCTCCCTTCTGATCCGCATGAACAGCTACGGCGGGGACGCGAATGTCGCCAACACCATCCACAACCGCCTGCGGGAGCTTGCCCGGGGCGGGGTGAAGATCACCTGCGTGGTAGACGGCGTGGCCATGAGCGGCGGCAGCCTCATCATGTGCGCGGCCGACACCGTGGAGGTGAATCCCTCCTCGATCATCATGATCCACAGGGCGTGGCGCTCGATGTGGGGCGGCTACAACGCGGATGAGCTGCTGGAGGCCGCGGCGCAGATGGAGGTTTACGACAAAATGCAGGCCTCGATCTATGAGCGAAAGACCGGCCTGAGTCAGACTGAGATCCTCGGCATGATGTCCGAGACCACGTACATGACCGGGCGCGAGGCCGTTGAAAAGGGCTTCGCCGACAAGCTGATTGAGGACGCGGAACCGCTTTCCATCGCGGCAAGCGAGGACGGCCACTGCATCTACCTCGGCAGCCGGAAGCTGCACCTTGCCCCCGGCACGACTGCCCCGGCGGCGCTGCAGCGGATGGAAGATCCGGAAACCTGGCGCGCGAGGATGCGCGCAAAGCTGAAAGGAGTATGACATGCTGAAAAGTCTGATTCTGGCGAAGAAAATCAAGACCCAGCGCGAGGAGCTGGAAACGCTCCAGGCGAAGGACGCTACCTACAAGGCGCTCAAGGACGATCTGAGCGCCGATATTGAGGCCGCCCAGACCCAGGAGGAGCGCGAGGCCGTAGAGAGCGCCGCCGAGGAGTACGACGCCGAAGTCACGGCCCACGAGGCGGCGAAGGCGAAGCTCACGGAGAGCATCGCCGCCCTGGAGAAAGAGCTCGACGAGCTTGAGAAGCCCATGCCCGCCCCGGCCAAGGCCGGCGCGGAGAAACATAACGAAAGGATGAACACCGCTATGATTTCCCTCCCCACCAATATCCGGACGCTGGCCGCGGGCATCCGTGTCCTGGACGTGCTGCCCCAGGCCAGCCAGCAGGCCATCATGGCCGATCCCGAGACCACGCAGTTTCTGGCCAATGTCAGAGATCTGGCCAAAAAGGCACAGGCCAGCGTGACCGGCGCGGATGTCGGCATCCCGACCAACATCCTGCCGCTGCTGACCGAGAACCGCTACCGTTACTCCAAGCTCTATAACCGCGTCATGGTCCGCACCGTGCGCGGTGAGGCGCACCAGCCGATCGCCGGTCTCGCCCCCGAGGCAATTTATATGGACTGCTGCGACGCACTGAACGAGCTGAACTTCCAGTACAGCATGGTGCCGGTCACCTGCCGTATGCTGGGCGGCTTCGTCATGGTGTGCAACAGCTTCCTGCAGGAGACGGATTTCGACCTGCTGGCCGATCTCATTGAGATGATGTCCCAGTCCCTCGGCTACGCGAAGGACAAGGGCATCCTCTACGGCAAGGGCGGCACCTACGGGATGCCCCTCGGCATCGTGACCCGCCTTGCCCAGCAGTCCAAGCCCGACAACTATCCCCCGAACGCCCCGGCCTGGGTCGACCTGCACGAGAGCCACATCCTCACGATCGACGGCAACAGCCTCGACGGCGCCGCTTTCTGGGCTGCGCTCAGGATCGCGGCTGGCAACACCTTCAGCCGCTATGCCCGCGGCGAGGTCAGCTGGGTGATGAACTCCAAGACCTACGCCTTCCTGGAGTCCAAGGCCATCGCCACCACGGCCGGCGGCCAGTGGGTCGCCCTGATCGGCGGCAGGCTGCCGATCGTGTCCGGCCAGATCGACGTGCTGGAGTTCCTGCCGGACGGCGACATCATCGGCGGCTACTGGCAGCTCTATCTGCTGGCGCAGCACGAAACCACCGTGCTCGGCACCGACAGGACCGGCGCGACACTCAGGATCAAGAACGCGACGCTGATCTACGCCTATGAGCGCTTCGACGGCACGCCGCTGATCCCCGAGGCGTTCGTCGCCATGAACATCATGGGCAACGCCGTCACGACCGCGATGGAGTTCCCGGCAAACGCGGCCAACGACGCGCAGCTGCAGGATCTCACCATCGGGGAGCTCACGCTGAGCCCGGCGTTTGACGCGGGCGTCGTAACCTACACCGCGAGCGCGGCCAACGCCGTCGCCTCTGTCAAGGTGGAGGCCACAGCCGCCCAGAACGGCGCGGAGATCGGCATCACCGTCACCGCCGGCACGACCACCAAGAACGTCCGCAACGGCGGCAATGCACCTCTCGCCGAGGGCGCGAACGTGATCGCCGTGACGGTCAAGCAGGGTAACGCGGTCAAGGTCTACACCGTGACCGTGACAAGGGCCGGCGCCTGATAAGAAAACCGCTCCGGGGATCTCTCCCCGGAGCGTGAGCAGAGAAAGGAGATGCCAGAATGGCCGAATATGACTATGCGCAGCTCCTTGAGCTGCTGAAAATCGACCTCGGCATTTCGGCCACGATCTACGACGAGCGGCTCACGGACCGCCTCAAGGTCGCGGTGCAGCGGCTCGAGGCGCTGGGGATCGCGCTCAATGAGAGCGAGCAGGACCGGGACCTCGTGCTGATGTACGCAGCGTACCTCTGGCGCTGCCGCGTGACGCAGGCGCCCATGGGGCGGATGCTGCAGCTGGCAATCAACAACCGGCTCTTCGGCCAGACGGCACGGGAGGCGACGGGATGAGAGAGCTGCTGCATACACCGTGGTCGGACGTGATCACGCTTTTGAGCTTTGCCGACACCCAGGACGCGGAGGGCTACGGCGTGGAGGCTGCGCAGCGGCGCGAGATCATGTGCACTTGGGAAGACGGCGTCAGCCAGAAGGAGTTTTACCTCTCCCAGAAGGAAGGACTGCAGGCCTCGGCCTCGGCGGAGATCTGGCGGGTGGACTACGAGGGCGAGAAGTTTGCCGAGTTCAACGACGTCCGCTACCGCGTGATCCGGAGCTTTCCCAGTTCTTTCGATTGCCTGACGCTGATGCTCGCGGAGGTGACGCGATGAGCGTGGACAAGGCCCTGCAGGCAGCGCTCAAGCCCCTGGGGCTGCCGGTGTTCCCGCACAAGTACACCGGGCCGGCGCTCGAGTACATTGTGACAAGCTGGAACATGGTGCCGGATCTCCATGCCGGGGATCTCTCCCGGGCGGCGCGGTATCTCGTGAACGTGAGCTATTACCTGCCGGACAAGCAGAACCCCCATGAAACGCTGGAGGCGATCTGCCGGGCGCTCGTCGCCGCGGACTTCACTTGCCCGGAAATAATTTCTGTGGACGAAAAGCAGGGACAGCACTGGGCCATTGAATGTGAGTACTGCGACGGGGGCTACGGATATGGCAAATGTGACACTTGATGGATTTTCGCAACTGGATGCTATGTTCAAAAAGCTCGGTGACATTCCGTTTTCAGTAACTGCCTCGGCCTTGGATGCCATGGCCGAGGTAGGTGAGGATGCGGTTCGCCGGACCGGACGCTCCATGGGGGTACGGGATCCCGAGAGTGGCGTGCACATTCTCGATAGTGTGACGCACACCAAACCTAAAAAGTCAGAAGACGGTGGCTACTGCTACATCACTTTTTCCGGCTCCCGGAGGCGCGGAAACACCACAACAAGAAACTCCGAGATTGCCTTCATTAATGAATATGGCAAGCGTGGGCAAGCCGCACGGCCCTTCATCCGACAGGCTGGCGTGCAGTACGGCGATGCAATCGCAGACCCAGGGGAAAGAATCATCGGTGACTGGATGGAAACCACGTTTAAAAACGGATAATGAAAGGAGCCATATAAATGCCTACATTCGGACTTCGCGGCGCAAAGGTCGCGAAATACAACAACAACAACGGCGTCGTCACCTATGACGCGCCGATCGGCGCCGGGTGCGCCATCAATGTACAGCTGCAGCTCAGGTTTGCCGAGGCGCGGCTCTACGCCTGCGACAACCTGGCCGAGTACCTGCGCGAGGCCCTGGGCGGGACGATGACCTTTGAGGCCAAACTTTTCCCCCAGGCGGCGCAGCTTCTCATGTTCGGCGCCACGACGAAGAGCCGCACGGTGAGCTATGCGTCGGGCGGCGAGACCGTGAGCAAGGAGATCGTGAGCGTCGTGGACGGCGCAGACGACGCCGAGAACTACGTCGGCTTCACGGCGTACTGCCCCGACCTCATCGACGGGCAGAAGAAGTGGACCGCGTTCTGCGTGAGCAAGGTGAAATTCTCGAAGCCCGACTCGAACTTCCAGACCAAGGGCGAGTCCGTCACCTTCCAGACACCCACCACGACCGGCGAATTCGTCCCGGACGACACCGCGGGCCGCGTGATGCGCGAGGTCGCCGTGTGCGATTCCGAGCCCGAGGCGATCGCCTGGTGCGCGGCGGCGCTGCCGCAGGCGGGCTGAGCGCATGGAGAACATCCGGAGAAAATCGCTGCCGTTTGAGCATAACGGCAAAACCTACATCCTGCGCTGCAACATGGCAGTCCTGGCCGACGTGCAGGCCGAGAACGGCGGGAGGCTCTCTCCCGCCCTCTCGGGCGAGCGCGGCATGAAAAACGCGCTGCAGTTCCTGGCGGCGATGATGAACGACTACGCCGACGAACAGTGCTGGCCGGAGCGCTTCACCTGGCGCGAGCTGGGGCGTGTCCTGCGCCCGAAACAGGTTCCCTCCGCCCAGATCATCGGGCTCGTGTTCGACGCGCTGACGCCCCCGGAATCGGCCTCTGAGGGCACGCAGGAGGACGCGGCGGGAAACTGACCGACCGGGCGGAGTCTGATTTGATCGACTTCGCCCGGCTTCTTTCATTCTGGATCTTTGACCTGCACCAGCCGGAGCAGGATTTCTGGCACAACATGAGCCCGCGGCGCTTTGTGGCGCTGGCGGATGCCCGCATAAAGGCGCGGGAGCGTGTGTCCAAATCGGACACGCAGCAGCCGAGTCTCTACGCATACCTCACGGGTGGAGGTGGTTAAATGGCAAATCAGCGAAAAGTTGATCTAAAAATCGAGCTCGCCGGCGAAAAGGAATATAAAAACGCGATCGCAGACCTTAACAAAGGGAACCAAGTCCTCGCGTCCGAGCTGCGGAAAGTTCAGGAACAGTTTAAGGGCAATGAAAACAGCATAGAGGCTTTGAATGCAAAGGGCGACGTGCTGCAGCGGCAGCTCCTGCAACAGCAAGACAAGGTGCAGACTTTGCGCGCGGCACTGCAGCACGCGGCGACTGAGTACGGAGAGGCCGACAAAAGAACTCAGGAATGGCAAATCAAGCTCAATAACGCGGAAACCGCGCAAGTCAAGCTTGAGCGTGCCATTGAGGAAAATAATAAGGCGATTAATGACAGCAACGCCGCCATGCTGAAGCAGCAGCATTCCGTTGAAGACCTGGATAAGGCCAACGAAGTTTTAGAAGCTGAGCTGCGAAAAGTCCAGGAACAGTACAGGGGCAGCGAGAAGAGCGTCGAAGGGCTGACTACGAAAGGCGATCTGCTGCAAAAGCAACTTGAGATCCAGCAACAGAAAGTCCAACGGCTGCGGGACGCACTCAAGGAATCGGCCTCCCAGTACGGAGAGGCCGATGAGCGCACCCGCGAATGGACCATCAAGCTTGCCAATGCCGAGACCGAACAACTCAAACTTGAACACGCCATCCAGGAAAATAACGACGCCCTCAACGAGCAGGAAGGCGCGATGGATCGCAACGAGGACGCGGTTGGCGGACTCGGTGAACAGTTAGACGGCCTTGCAGGGAAACTCGGAATCAATATCCCGGACGCGGCTAAAAGCGCCCTGAATTCATTTGACGGCTTTTCAGCATCGACCGTTGCCGGGCTCAGCACTGCGGCCGCCGGAGTTGCGGCTTTTATAAAAGTGACCAAGGAGCTCTACGAGCTCACCAAGCAGGCCGCCGCCGAAGCCGACGCGCTGCTGACGCGCTCGGCCCAGACCGGGCTGAGCACAGACCTCCTGCAGCAGCTTGATTACGCGCAGAATTTCCTGGATTTTGACGGACTTGACAAAAGCCTGCAGCGCCTGACACAGAGCATAGGCAGCGCAACAAATGCCAGTTCCAAACAGGCCAAAGCATTCAAGGAACTCGGCGTGGAGATCTACGACGAAAACGGAAAGCTGCGCGACAACTACGAGGTCTTCCTGGACGTGATCGACGCGCTGGGGCGCGTGGAAAATGAGACGCAGCGGGATATTCTTGCAAACCTGCTTTTCAGTAAGAGTTACGCCGAACTTAAGCCCCTGATTGCAGCAGGCAGCGAAGAACTCAAGAAATATACTGACCGCGCCGAAGAGATGGCCTACGTTATCAGTGAAAAAGACGTGCGCGCACTGGGGCGTTTAGATGATGCTATTCAGGAAAACCAAACCGCCCTCAAAACAGCCAAAACGGAACTTGGTGCATACCTTTCATCTATTTTTGAAACTGCAGTAGAAGCCGGGACCAGTGCCATTAACATGGCTCGGAGCGCTTTTTCTAATGAAACTGTTCAATCTCTGTTTTTCCCGGTTATCAAAACTGTTAAAGACCTTACAGAAAGATACCAGGAAGCCAAAGAGGCAAAAGACGCTTTTGACGAGAGTGCCGCAGATACGCCGGATCTTAGCGCTGCCATCACGCCGATGCAGGAGGCCGTGCAGGCGCTGGCGGACAAGTACCAGGAGGCACAGGCAAAATACAAAGATTTGCTCGACGGGCAGTTCGGGCTTTTCGAGGACGCAAGTGAGAGGTTGCTGACCGATTCCGACCGGGCAGCGCAGAAATTGGGAGAGCTCTGGACCTCTGCCTATGAGTCGGCGGAAAAGTCTATTCAAGGGCAGTTCGGCTTACTTGATTTTGCACGTACTTCTTATCAGCAATTCGCGGACGAATATGCAAAAAGTTGGGACGCTACGTTCCAAACTGTAAAAAGCTCCGTTGAAGGCGTCTGGGGAACCTATGAAGAAGCGGTCGGGTTTTCCATGAAAACGGCGCAGGAAATGAACACCGCTTATGACAGCCAGAAACACTACTGGGAATGGTACGATATCACACTCAAGGAGGTTCTCAGCAGCGGGATCGAAGGCGTGCGCGAGTGGGCCGCGGCGACCGCCGACGGATCCGAAGAGTCAGCAGCCGCACTCGGCGGCTTTCTTAGTGCGACCGAAGAAGAGCGGCAGATAATCGTCGACAGCTTCTTTCAAATGAAAGCCGCAGAGATAGAAGCCGCTGACGCTATAACAGACCTCAAAACTCGCGGATCTGCCGATATGGAAGCCTATGCGGCTGAAATGCGGGAAAAGTCTGAAGAATTAGTCGAGTCTTACAAAAGCCAGTACGAATACCTTGACGAATATGAAAAAAATCTCGAAGCTGTTTTATCCAGTGGCGTGGATGGTATTCAAGAATATGTAAGCCAATTTGCCGCAGGCTCCGCTGAAGCTGTAGAAGCAGTCGCGATACTGGCTGCCTCCACAGACGAGAGGAAAGCGGAAATCGTTGCCGCGTGGCTGGCGGTGCAGGAAAAGACAAAGGACGTTTCGCAGGACTACGGCGACATGGCGATAGCCGGCGCGGAGAGCGCGGAGGCCCTTGCCGGAAGCACGGAGAGCTTCATGCAGCGTTCAAATGCCGCTCTGGATAGTCAGCTGCAATACTGGCAGGAATACAGGGAAGACTTCGACGCGCTCAAGAACCGGAATATTGAGGGTATCGATGAGCTGGCAAAAAAGTACATGGACGGCAGCGCCGAAAGTAAGCAGGCCCTCGCTGAACTTCGTTACGCCTCGGATGAAGAGATCGCGGCGCTGATTCAGAAAATGCGCGAGGTGGCCGCAGAGCGCGGCGACCTCGGCAATACCTTTGCAGCGCTGGAAGTGGACCTCGCCGCGCAGCTTGCGCTAATCAAGGGCGACTTTGCAAGCGCCGTGCAGGAAATTTCCGGTACGGCAGGCGCGGTGGACTTTACGCCGTTCAAAACTGCTGTAACGCTTTCCTTTAGTTATCTCACCGAGACCGCAAAGACCGGAAACGCGAGCATGGTCACAGCATTCAAAGACGGTAACACGGGAAGCCAGGAAGAGCTTGAGAAACTGAAGACCGGCTCGGCTAAAAAGATCGAGGCGATCATCGAGACCCTCGGAACGACCGAGCAGGCGAAGGAAGACTTCACGCAGCGCTTCCAGACGATGACCGAGGAGACGACCGAGGATCTGGATCAGATCGAGACGACCGCGGGAGAGTTCGTGGAGGAGTTCAACGGCATTATTGCCACGGTGGACTTCTCGCCGTTCACGGATTCCGTGGACAGCGCCTTCAGTTTCCTGGAAGACCGGGCCTGGAACAGCATCGACAACGTGCGCGGATGGCTTGCGGAGCTCTCGGCTGAGATCGACGCCATCGAGGCCAGGGCCGCGAACGTGAATGTCGGCCACAACGCCGGCGGTACCGACAACTGGCGCGGCGGGCTCACGTACCTCGCCGAGAACGGGCCCGAGCTCGTGGATCTGCCGCAGGGCTCCCGCGTGCACACCGCGCAGGAAACGCGGCAGATCCTCGGCGGCGGCACTGACATGCGCGAGACCGAGGCGAAGCTCACCCAGGCGGTGAACCTGCTGGGGCAGATCTCGGCGGAGCTCTCCGGGCTGCGGATGCGAGGGAGGATGGTTTGATGGCGGAAACAACAATTACAAAGGCTCCGGATGCTTACTCTGAGCGCCGTTCGGGCACCTGGACAGACTGGGCAATATACACATCAGGGTCAAAACTTTCTCCTTTTGCGCTTAGGTTTTCGTTGAATTCAGATTCCGAAAGCGCTGATCCTCTTCAGATTTTTTCGTTTTCCTTTACTTATAGATGGTCTATATATAATCCCTCATCGAGCCAAGACACAGCTGCTGTTACTTTTAGACTCTACAACCGAGACCCTCGCGTATATGGAACGGACTCTCCTCTCGCAGAACGTACTCAAGTCATCGTAGCCGGTCAAAGCGGTATCCTCGTATCGTATAGTTTTGACGATCTAAACACTACGGGAACAGATCTATTTCTTGTTATTACAGATAGCAGCTCCTTTGATATTTACGTTGAAGTCACAGAGGCCAGCATTACCTACGATCTGTTCCCGTTGGGCGTGGAAATCTTCCCTGTTTCCCTTTATGCAGGCGAAGAGCTCACTTTCACGTTTACAAACCGCTACGGCTTGCCGCTGACGGTGAACTTCAGCGCGGGAGGCACGATCCTGGACCGCATCACGGCGGAGAGCGACGAGATCACCTTCACCCCGCCCGATTCCTGGTTCGACGACGCAAGCGTCACAGCCGGGCAGATGACTGTTTATGTCAGCGTCGCGGACCAGTTCGGCCGCTCAGCGAACGGGCAGTTCAT